GCAGCAGTAGGCTCAACGTCCGCAAAACCAGTCTCACCTATGCGCCGGAGAAGGTCGTAATATCCCGCCTCGATAAGCCGCGCGGCCGCAGCCGGAGTGGCTGTCATATCGGGCGGAGTCCAGCCCGTCTGATTGGGGGATTTGAACGACGATGTCGGGAGACCAAAGACGTCCTCGACCGCGCGAACATTGATCGCAGTGTCGTCGCTTGCACCGTGGTCAGCCTCTGCGATACGCAGAATCATATTGTCGATGTCGTTGCCCGGTGCTGAAACCCTGATGACCGCCCCAGGTGTCAGTTTCCAAGCACGGCGATCGAGCTTGAGCTTGAACCGCTTGAGGCCGGGAGCATGGATGGCGAGCTCCATCTGCGCACGCCTGAGACCCAAGGCGCGTGTCGGGATGCCAGGCAGACTCAGCGTTTGGCTGATTGCGCCCTCAGCTTGACGCGCCGCGACGTTGTGAACGCGCACCTCGAAATCTTTGCCGCGTCCGGCAACACTGTGATCGCGGCCTTTGAGGATGATTTCGTTGATCGCTTCGTCGCCGGAGGCGCTATCGTCCTCCTCTATTTCGAGAAGGCCGCTGTTTGCGTCATAGAGCGGCACCGTGGCGGGGTCGTAGTCGTTACGGACGAGCTTGAGGACGAGCTTGCCTGTCGCACGGTCGGTGTAAAGAACGGCAACGATGTGATCGATGACCGACTGGATGAATGTTTCGACGTCCTCCTGGCGAACCCAATGGATGCAGAGACCGAATCCTTCCGCACAAAGCGTATTCGCCGCGAGGATGAAGCTGTTCTCGTCGAGTTCCGCGGTCTGCCGGTTCGCGCCCCACTCCGGGTCGGTCAGCACCTGGTAAATCATGTGCGCGGGGTTCATCGCGCGGATCTTGTTGTCGACCTGTTCATTGGGGCGCAGCCCCATACCTCCCCTCATCACATAGAGGAGAAATCCGATGATGCCGCCTACGGCGCCGCTTCCAACGGGTCGACCGGATTCCAGCTCGTGACCGTCGCCGGCCATCAGAATCTGTGCTTTCTCAGGATACCAGGCAGTGCCGCCGAACCAGCCGTTCGTCGTGCGCCACCGAAGGAAATGCCATTCCTTCGGATATGGATTCATTGACGAGACCAGGCCTCGGTACAGAAAAGAGGTGAAGCCTCGGAGCTCCGAAACCCTGCCTCCGATCGCCGTCTTGATATTGGGAATCGTGACAGTCGGCACAGGCCCGAAGGACCCAACATTGACGGTCGCCGCGCCTGGCAGCAGCTGATCGCGCGCACCGGAAAGCCACCGGAACGCGCCCTGGATGCCGCCTTCCTTCTGCTGACCTCCGAACAGGTTAGGCTTGTTGATGGGAGTCGGCGTTGAATCCGTGACCTCGCCGACCCATGCAATTTTGTCGTCAACCTCGACAGCGAGGCATCCGTTCTCCGGCCCGCGACCGAAGCCGGCAAGCACGGTCATAATATAGTTGTAACCGATGGTCTGGTCGCCACCCTTACTCCCGCCCATCTGCGAGCTCCTGTGCTTCGGCCTCGGCTTGGGCGAGCGCGCGATTTGAAATCGGGTCGTTCAGTTCGCGCAGGAAATCGGCCGACAGTCCTTCCTCGAGGAATCGATTCCAGTCGAGGCCGCGCATGGCGAACCACTTGCGGGCGCCGCTCATGCAGAGCTTTGCCGCCCGAACATGGTGAACATAGACACGAAGCTCGCTCATTTCTTGCTCGCGTCCGACTTGATTTTTGTGGTCGCCAGCTGGCCGTACCAGAGCACCTGCCAACCTGGAGTCCAGCACTGGCCGAATAGAACCGCTTGGGGCGTGCCTTCTTCGACCTGCGGGAAATCGAAATCCTCGAGCACGGCAGGCTTTACGCTGTTGTGCTTCACAAGCATCGAGCTGATGAGCAGACTCGCTGCCATCATCACGAGAGCGACGACGATTGCGGTTACCGGGTCCATTTAGAACACCTGCCGACCGTCGAACGGAGATTTGCCGGGCATGAAATCCACGCCGCCGTAGTTCGGCAAATTGTTGAATTTTGTTTCGCAGGTCTCGGCGCTGCCGTCGCAACCTGGATACATCGTGACAGCTTGGCCGATGCTCAGGCCGTCGCTGCGCCCGAACAATTGGAGCTCGTTGCCGCCGAGATCCTTCTCGATTCCACGGCGCTCAATCGTGCCGAGTCCGTCCGCGTCCCATTCGATGAAGCCGCCGTTGAAATAGGGAGCGGCAGTGAGTGCAGCGCCGTCGACTGTGATGCTGTTGCCGGTCAGCGCCGTTATGTTTCGCGTGACCGCATAGAGCGTCTTGTCGAGCGCGCACCCTGTGTCGAACACGAAATGCGGGCATTCGCGGCACCAGGTCAGTCGTAGTCCGGTGCGCTTCAAGCCGGGGTTGCGGCAGACGATTTTGGCGTTAGCGCCTTCGTCGGTGCGTACCACGTTCACGATTTTGCCGATCCACTCAATCGGCGTTTCAGGATCCTGCTCGTGCTTCTTGCGAACAGTCAGATAGACCGGCTCGCTCGGCGGCGTGCCGCGGAACAGCACAACTACGGGAGTCGGGATTGTGCCTCCAGCGCCATCGTCGAGTAGCGCCGGCATATTGACGTTGAACTCTTTAGCCTCGGCTCCTGTGCCTTGTGTTAGTCCCTCGTCACCTATGGCGATCGGCACATAAGTATTGCCATCGACAATCTTTTCCTCGTCTGCCGATGTGTAATACCAATAACTGTTGCCCCACCGAAAAGCGTAGAACTTAATCGGTCGCCCATCAGTGTTCGACTGTTCGTAGGTGGAGAAGCCCATTTACACGGCCTCCAGCAAATCTATCTGCATGAACTGACCGTTGTAAGGCTGAGTGACGACGACCGGCCTCAGCGGATCATCGTCTGCGACCGCAAGGTTGCCTTCATTCTGGAACTCTAGGCTGTCTATACTGACAGCATCAAGCGTAAGCGTCGCACCGCCTTTGATTGGAATAGTGATTTCATAATCCAGTGCCATGTTCTCAACATTGGTCGCATTGGCGTTGAGATAGTATTCAGCAGCCGGGTTGCTGACGATTAGCTTGTAGTGGTTGTAATTGACGTCCGTTCCGCCTGCACCGGTCGGGTCTTTTACAACGTGATCGTAAAGCGCCGTGCCGCCAATATAGGGAAGCACCTCGACGACGCCGCGAACCCGGAAGGTCACATCATAGTCCTGACCGGTTACGCCAGGCATCAAGACCGAGTTGTTCGACGCAGCCGCGCAGTCGCAGAGATTGGGGCCAACCTCGCTGACGGAAAGACAGGGGAGGAGCCACGACAGTCCGATCAGCGTATCGCCGCAGGCTGCGCTATTCATCGCCGCCACGGGCAGGTCGAGGGCGCCTTCCGCCGAGCCGTCGCGAGTGTTCGAGAAAGTGCGGAACACAGCCTCGATGGTCGTGACGCCGTCGCTGTCCGTCAAATGGAACAGCTCGATTCGGTCGTTATCGAGCCGCCCGACATCGACCCAGGAGAGAACGTCGCCCGTGCTCAGCGGTGCGGCGAGCGCCGTCGCCAGGTTCAGTCGTTCGCTCGAGCTGCTCGGCGGCGCTGCCAGTGATGCAAAATTGAGCACCTCACCCGCCTCGGTGATCGCATACTCGCGGCCCGCAGCAGGGAAATCCGTATAATTGAGGCCGCACTTGACGACATCGAGATGCAAGGCTCCGGCAGCCGCGTCTGCGGCGAGGGTGAGGTCGCTGGTAAAGCTCGGCAACCAGATGGAACCCTGGCGACCGCGCAACCGGTAAAGTAGCCTGCGGAACGCTGCGAGATCGGCGCGCCCCTCGAGCATCCAGCGGTGCTGCTGGCTGTGGAAGCCGCGTCCGGCAGGGTCGTTGACAAACTTGAGGCCGAGCTTGTTGTCGACCGTGAACAGGTTGCGAAGCCAGTCCGAGTCCAGTGTTCGGCTCCAGTCCGGCGATGGAGCGAGGATCGGCAACCCTGCATAGAGTTCCAATTCCTCAGCGCCGCCGTCCAGTGCGTTTGACTGGTTGAGCTCGAACCGCAGATTGATGCGGTCGAAGCTGTCGGTCATCTGACTTTTCGTCAGTTGCGGGTCGAAGCGCGATCGCCGCAGCGGGTGAATCGAGGTGCCAGTGGGCCAATTTTGGTTCGCTACGGGATTGACGAGCGTTAGTCCGCCTGCCGTAACCGTGTCGACGCGCACCGCCTCGCAACTGAGCGCGTCCGACCCCATGAGCAGCGCCATTCCTCCGGCGACGAACTCGCGGTCGGTCGTGTCGAAGCTGAGGCTGCCTGAACCGATATTAGCCGTTGCGTCGAGCTGCGCGTGGTCGTGCCACAAAGGCAGCATGAACTCAGCGCCGTGGAAGCGACGGATGAACAGGTCGCCGAACGTGCGCTCCTGGTCGAGGAGATCGAGCTTCGCCTCGAAGCTGCGTCGCGGGGTGAGACGGAGCGCGATGCGTTGCTCGGCACCGCTGCGTTTCGCATCGAGGAGATCGGTGAGCCACTCGAGCGTTTCCGTGATGCCGTCAGCCCAATTTGGCCGGAAGCTGAATACCGGGAGCAGATAATCGGGCGTCATGGGCCGATACCGAGAATCTGACGGATCGCGGCCCGTTCGGAGGAAATATGAGTCAGGACGACCTTTCGTCCTTCGCTGTCAGCCATCGCTCCCACGACATCTTTCCTGTCGAGGAGGAGCACTTGCTTGATGCCGCGGTCATCGCCACCCGAGTCCATGCTGCCGCGCATGTTGCGGCGATGGCGAGGGTCGTTGCGCGTCAGCACTTCCTCGCCGCGCTCGAGGATAGTCGGAATTTCGTTCGGCCTGAGACCGGCGATGCCGCCGCTGTGATAGCGCGCAGCGGCGGTGAACACGCCGGGGTGAACCGATTTGAACATCGACGGCGAACCAGCGATGCCGCCACCGTGTGCCGCGCCGACCACTGACATGCTGTTCGCGATCATCAGCGTGGTTGCCGCAGCTTCCAGTGCGGCCGCCGAAACGCCGAGTCCGGTCGCAGCAGCGGTAAGGATGCCACCGGCAGCACCGAGCGTTGCGCCTGCCGTATTCATCGCGACGGCAGCAGGGAACAGCGTGGCAATCGACGTGGCGATCGAACCGCCTAGACCACCACCACCGCTTTTCGATTTTCCAGCAATCAGGTTGAACAGAGCCTGTTTGAGGATCATCTTTCCGAGGTCCATCAGGATGCTCGCTGCGGTCTGCGCGGCGGCTATGCCGAGGGCGGAAAAGACGTTTTTGCCTTCCGAGACCATGCGTAGGAAATTCTCGAACCCGCTGGTCAACTGGTCGGCGAACATTTCGTTGATTTGGCGACCGGTCATCAGGAACTGGCGACCGGTTATCGCCGCTTCATTCTGCAACTGCTGGAGCTGCATGATGATCGCTTGAACCTGGTCAGCGGTCATGCCTTTGGCAGCCAGAGCCGCAGGATCCGCGAGCACGGCTTTCCACGTCTCGATTGCCTGCTCGCGCACCTCCATCAGCTTGAGGGTCACGAGATCGAGTTGGTCCTCAGCAGCGCGAGCGCCTCGGCTGTCTCCGAGCAGCTGCGACTGGTCGATCTGACTGCGCAGTGATCCCTGGAGGTCGGTGAGGCCGCTAATGCGCTGGTCAAGCCGCTGCTGCTCGAGGTCTTGCAGCTTGTGTTTCGTGTCGTCGATGGCCTGATCGAGCTGACGGAAGCCCTCGAGCGCGGCCTGCTTCGCCGGTGAGTCCGGGAGCTTCTGCCACCACTCCTCCGCCGCCTTGATGGCGGCTTTGAGCGTCGGCGTGATCGCGTTGATTTGGTCTTTCAGGCGCGAGAATGTCGCGTCGTCACCGCGCTGCGACGCATTCTGCGCGCCCTGCATCAGCGCATCACGAAGCTCGGTCTGCTCCTTGATCCGGTCGTTGACGAGCTGGAGACCGTGCTCAAGGTCGAACTGGTCGCCGATCTGCTTCCTGAGCGCGGCTTCCTGCTCGGGTGAGAAACCGATATGCTTGTCGGTTGCCTCCTGCTTGGCTGCGAGGATGGCCTTCTGAATTTCTTCTTCGCGCTGTGAATCGTAGAGCTGCTGCGCGGACATACCAAGCTGCTCGCGCATGAAATTGATGACCAGCGCCCGCTGCGCGGCCTCCACCTCGAGCTTCTTGTTGAATGCGTCCTGAGCGGACGCAATCTGCATCGCGTACTGCGCCTCGGAATCGGGCTGGTCATAGCCTTCGGCGATATTGCCGGGGCGGCGCACAGCTTCGACTGCGCTGCGCTTGAAATTCTCGATGCTGACCGCACCGGATTTGCCCTGGTTGCCGCCGAGTATCCGGACAGTGCCGTTCGGCCCGAAGCCAGCAAAGATGCCGACATGGTGATCGAGAACGACGATGTCGCCAGGCTGCGCGTCCTCGATCTTGACGCCGGTGCCGTAACCTTTGAACGATGATGCGGCGAGCGAGCCGGTCGTCGGCAACCCTTTGGACGCCAACATCGCGTTGACGAAGGCGGCGCACCAGGCCAGCTTTTGCGGGTCGACCGTGGTTCCCTGGGGCGTCTTGATGCCGTACTGGTTGAACAGTCCCTCGAGAACGGCGACGTCCTCGCGGTTGCCCTCCCGCTTGCCGAGGAACTGCGCGGCGGAACTCAGCAGACTCTTGCGCCGCTCCATCTGGATGCGGGTGAGCTCGGCTTCCTCGGCAGCCTGGCGCTTGAGTTGCGCGACCGCCGTGTTGCCGGTTTTCTCAATCTCTGAGCGATACGCCTGCTCGCCGGCCACGCGAATCCGTGCTGTGTCGGTGCTCGCGTTCAGCAGTTGACGCTGGAGTTCAATCTCCTTGCGAGCGTCGCCGGCCGCTTTGTTATCGGCTTGTTGGCCGGAGCGCGGGTCACCGTCGCCGCCCCAACCGCCTCCGCCCCCACCACCGGCAGCCTGCTCGCTACCGACAGAGCCGGCGCCTTCTAGTGATTTGTAACGCTCGCGGGCGGAGTTGGCGCGTTCCCAGGCGTCGGCGATCTTTTCGACGATAGTGGCGAGGGAATCGAGACCCTCGAGCGCCGCGTTGGCGAAATCGCTGTCGCCGAGCGACTCCTTGAAATGCTCCCATGCTTGGTCGAGATGTTCAACCGCCTGCGTCCAAGGGCCGCGCATCTCCTCGGCCGCATCATGCTGGCTCTTGCGAAACTTGTCGAAAGCGAGTTGGCGCGCTTCGGCTGCGTGGCCGCTGTCGAACAAGGCGCGGATATGATCGCGCTCCGCAGCAGTGAGGAAATTTGTCGCATCGTCGAGCTTGACGATTGACTCGTAACCGCCCGTGAATGCTTCCGCGACCTGCTGAGCTGCGTCCTTGACATCAATGCCGAGGATTCGGCTCATATCCTTCGCGGCCATTCCGAATTTCTCGAAATAGCTCGGGTTGAGGCCTTCCTTGATGAAGGTGCGGGTGATCGTCACCGCCTGGTCGGCGGTCAGATGATATTGCTGGAGCGCCTTGACGTTCTCGTTGAGCGCCGTGGCGCTGTATTGCGCGCCATCCGCATTGGCCCGCAGGATCCCGGCGAAGGTGCGTAGCCGCTCCGCCTGGTCGGCAGCCTGCTTGATGGAGAACGCGATCGTTCCAAAAATCGCGGCGGCGCCGAGGAAATACGGATTGCTGAACGCGGCCATGATGCCGCTGCCGAGCCGCGGGAACAGCTGGATAATCTGACCGAGCTGTTGCGCAATGATTTGCGACGGCTTCTGACCCATCGCGATGCCGCTGACGACATCGTTCACCTGATACATCAGGTTGGTCGCCTGCCACGGCTTCAATCCGAATAGGGAGGGTCGCCCATCGGGACCGACGCCACTCTGCGCGAGGGCTTGCTTCTTCTCGGCCTCGAGTAGCTTGATGACCTGCTGAAATTCCTTTTCGCTCGCATAGAGACCGGCAGCTCGAGCGGCGTTGGCCTTCTCAATCTCGATGCGATAATGTTCCTGAATCCCGGCGAGGGGATTCATCTGCGCGCGGATCCGCTCCAGCCACGCCGACTGTTCCTGCAATGCCTGCGCTGCGGCAGCACGCTCCTGACCCGATTTTATGTTCGGCTGCGCCGCGTCGAGAGCATTGGCGAGGCTCGCGGCGCGCTGATATTCAGTGCCAAGCGCCTCGAGGTCGGCGCGCGCCGTGGTGAGGTTCTTGCTCGTTCGCTCGATTTGGGTATTGAGCTGCTTCTGCGCGGCTTCGATGGCCTCGACCTGCGTGGCAGTCTCAGCACTGTTGCCTGTTGCTGCGCCTGCTGCCTTCACGCTCGACATGGCGCTTTGTGCGGACTCAGCTTGCGCCTTGAGGTTCGAGAGATCGTTCTCGAGCGCGTTGACTTTCGCTCGTTGCTGATCGAATGCGCCGGCTGCACGGTCGGACGCGCCGGTCACCATCCGAGCGACCTGGTCAACGGAACCAAGCGCCTCGACCAGTTTGCCGAGGTCGGTGCTTAGAAGGTTGCTGGAATCACCGGCTTTGCCGTTCCAGTTCGTGATCTGCTGGAGAGCATTAGTGATGCCCTCGAACGCGCGGCTCGCCTCGTCGCGGGCGCGGATGATAAATTGGACGTCGCGCGTCGCCATCTACCTATTCCTCCCGCAGGGTGGCGACGAGTTTCGTGAACTCCTTGTGTCCGTCCTCGGAGAGAACCGCCGCAGCAGCCGACTTGAGCATCACTGCTTCGGTAGCCAGGCGGTTGTTCTCGCGTTCGATCACCAGCTCAGCCTCGTCGTTCAGTTTTCCCAGGGTGTAGAGACCGGCATTCGGGTGGCCGTTTGCTAGGAGGAGACTCCGTTTGCGGCGCAGTCCCCACAGCCACTCCGCCAGCGTTAGGCGGCGCTTCCGATCAGCGTCTTTGTGACGCCGCCGAGCATCCGGATGACGGTCTCCATGACTTTTTTTGGCGGCATCTCCGAGGTGAAGGTCAGAGCGGCAATCTTATCGAGCGCTTCCAGTTGCACCGGCGCCGGGAGCGCTCGCACAACCTCGGCAGCCTCGAGCGACCAGCCCGCGCAAACCGTGATGATTTCAGCAGCGACCTGCGGAAGGGCAGCCAGAAGCGCACCGCCGAGCCAATTCATCGTGTTGAGCTCGGGGTCGATGTCGCCGCTCGCAACTTGTCCGACCAGTTTGTCGAACAGCCCGCCGACATCGCTCCAGTGGCGTCGACAGATGTCCACGATGGCGTCGAGCGGGAGGCCCGACAACGGAACCTCCCGCTTTCCCATGTGAACCGTCGCTGTGACTACCAGCTCGGCGCGGAGCGCCTCGAGGTCCATCCCCACCGTCATGGCTTAGACGTATGCGCGACCGTTGGCGTAAACCGCGGTTCCGTTCGCGTCGGCGTTGATCGCCAGCTTGAACGACAGCTTCTGCCAGTCCTGGTCGGTGATGATG